ATGCCCAATGAATGAAGCCATTCCTGGTAACCCGTAACTGGTTCCTCTCCAATCTTGAGATTAAGCCAGAGACCGTAAATATCAGTCACTGTCCCAAAGATGGATTTACGAAGTTCAGGAGCTGCACTCATGCTATCGCAGAGATATCCAGCTATTCTCAAACTACGAAGCTCCTTTAAAGAAAGTTTGGACTCAAAACGCTCCGGGTAAACTAAGCGCTTGACGATCTCACCGATGGGTCGAAAAATCGTAAGTCTGTCCCACGCGTGTCCCAGGAACTCACAATCAGTATGAGTCGTTGAACGCGAAGACTTACTTTCGTTCACACACATACCAAAATCACGTAACATGACTTCAGAAAACCGAGAAATAGGAACAAAATCAGGAATAGAGAATAAAGAGTCATCCCCCAGAACGAGAATCTTGTCCTGACAAACGGTAAACTGACATACCATTGAGCAGCAGTACTGAATCAAAATGTAATTGACAATACTACCAACTAACTGGGTAAAGAAGCTACCACTTGGAATACCAAAGTGCTTCTTATATAAATACCCATCTGGCATGATGATAGGGGTGTGGATGAAATGCTCGATTAATGCATTCCATACCTTCCTGTCCGCGCCGTCAAATTCGTACCACGTACTTAAAATCCGGAAGGCAACGTCGATAAGATAAGGATGAACAGTAGCGTCAAACTTAGAATAATCCAAGCCATAAGTAACACCACCGTTAATTATACCCTGAATACGAGCACCCAACTCGTATCTTAACAATCCAAAAGCCATAGGGGTATTTAGCTCAAGGAAATTGTTAATTAAGGGTCTGGCAAAACGTGCTTCGGCTAAAGTAGCCTCTAGAGCATACCCCCAGACTAATCTGGTCTTGGGTCCCTCCTCGCCATGCTGTACACGCGTGTAAGCTACACAAGGTGGAAGATGTGTTTTTACACCATTGCTAACATCTTGAAGCCAGACTGAATGAGCGTTAACCGCACGAACTAAATCCTCGGCTTTACTACAGAAATTCGGGAAACCACTAGACTTATCAAGTTTAATGGCGTCAGCGACAGTAGATAACTCATCAGAATTGACAACCTGGAGAACTGGCTGCCATGACTTACGACCAAAGTGGGAAAACGCTTTACCAATAGCTTTCTGCAATTTTCCGCGGTTGGGTCTGAATGATCTCCGCTCACCATACCGAGCAAGGGAGTCAAACACGGATGCAATATCACGAACTGATTTATTATCAGTATCGTCATCAAGAACGAAACCTTGTTCTCGAAATACCCAAAGAAGAAATTCGTCTTTAAGTACACCACCAGAATTGCAGGCATGCTGGAGGTATTTGTCA